CCACCTCCTTCAGCGGTAATCGTGGTGATGCCAGTTCCAGACACCGAGGAATCGTTGCCCTTGATTCCGAGCGAACTTGCAGAAGGTGCCGCCGCGCCTGCTCCGACTGTCACAGTCACCACATTGCCCACGGTGAGCGAAAGTCCCGTGGCGGTCTTGTATCCGCCTGCACCGCCGCCGCCGCCCCTCGTGCCTCCTGCGCCCGATCCACCGCCTGCGACCGTAAGATATTCGACGGAATATGTGCTGGTGCCGCTCTGCGTGGTGGCGTTCGCCGCCGTCGACGGCGACGAGTCGTAGTCCGCGTTCGTCGCCACGATGCGGTACTCGTACGAGGTCGACGCCGTCAGCCCCGTGTCGCTGTACGTCGTGGCCGTCGCGCTGACGGTCGTGAGGGTCGAATACGACCCGCTGCCGCTCGGGCTGCGCCGCTCGATGCGCTGGCCCGTGTTCCCGGTCGACACGTCCGTCCAGGCGAGGTTGATCTGCGACGAGGACACCGCCGTCGCCGTCAGGCCCGTGGGGGTCGCGGGGATCGTGAACTTGCTTGCCGCGTTGCTGTTGGCGCTGTTGCCTGCCGCATTCGTCGCATAGACGCGGTACTCGTACTGCGTGCTCTCGGTCAGGCCAGTGTTGCTGAAGGAGGTCGCGCCAGCCGACAGGGTGGTGACCGTCGAGTACGAGCCGCTGCCTGCGGGGCTGCGGCGCTCGACCGTGTACCCGGTTTCGTTCGTGGCGTTGTCCGTCCACGCGAGGTCGATCTGCGTGGTGCTCGTGGCGGTCGCGGTGAGCGAGGTCGGCGCGGCCGGGACGTTGAGGGTCGTGACCCCGCCCGTCGCGTTCTGGCTGGCGGCCGTCTTGGAGCTCTCGCCCACCCCGTTGTAGGCGCTGACCCAGTAGTAGTACACCGTGCCGATGGCCGGGGGCGCGGACGGGTTGTTCGTCGCGTTGTCGGTGTAGGTCTGCACGCCCGCGCCGAGGGTCGACAGCAGGGTCGCGCCCGTCGTGGTGTTCGTCGTGTTGCGGTAGACGTAGAACCCGGTCTCGTCGGTCGATGCGTCCGTCCAGGTGATCGTGACCGCGACCGCCGTGGTGCTGGCGCTCGCACTGACCCCGGTCGGGGCCGTTGGGGCCGACGCCGCCTGCGTCGTGGCGTTCGCCGTGGCGCTTGGCAGGCTGCCGCCGAAGCAGTTGTACGCCGTCACGCGGTAGTAGAACTGCGTAGCCGCGGGCAGGCCCGTATTGCTGAGCGAGTTGCTCGTGGTGCTGCCGATGCTCGTCCAGGAGCCAAGGCCGTCCGGGGACCGCTCCACGTCGTAGTACGACGCCTGGTTGGGCGCCGGCGTGGCGTCGGCCGTCCAGGCGAGGTTGATCTGCGAGCTGCTGACCGCCGTGGCAGTCAGGCCGCTGGGCTGGTTGGGCTCGGCCGTGGCAAGGCACTTGCCCGACGAATCGTCCTGCACGCCCAGCAGGAGCGCCGACGTCGCCGCCCCGGGCAGGCGCGGACGGGATGGTCGTGCGGCGCGCTGCACGTCAGATGGCGTACCAGAAGAGGCCCATGTTCACCGTGCGCGGCGCGGTCGGCGCAGGCGCGATGAAGTTGGCCGTCACGAGCTGCGATCCGGCGAGGTCAACGAGCACGCTGCTCGAGGTCGTGATGCTGCCGGACGAGGTCGATGTGCCGTTGGACGAGAAGGTGTTCGGGGTCGGGAACTGCGGCGTGGTGATGGCCGCGCCGAAGCCGCCGAAGACGAAGACGTCCGTCGTGCCGTCGATGCTGAAGCCGTTGTTGGTAGACGGGAAGAGCAGGGTGTACTGCGCGAGGATCGTGGGGAACCACCACGTGTCCGAGGCCGCGACGTTGCGGTAGGACTGCCAGCCGACGATCCTCATGCCAGTCGTGGTGCCACTCGTTGCCCACGCGGTCCCGTTGTCGAGCGCGCCCCAGGGGAGCGCCTTGAGCAGGCTGGGCTGCGCGTACCCCTGGTTCAGGGCCATGTCCATGACCACGCCCGTGGCGGGCTTGGTGCTCGTGGGGACGGGGTTGGTGTAGGACGCCGCGACGTTGTTGACCGTCATGCGGCGAAGGTTGGGCTGTCCGGTCGAGATGAATGCCTGTGCCATGTCAGATTTCTCCTCGGCGCTTCATGTCGAGCGCGATTGCGACGGCCTGCTTCTGGGGCTTGCCCTCGGCCATGAGCTTGCGGATCTTGGCGCTGACGGCGGGGTCGGACTCGGCCATGACCTTGCGACCGGGCTTGTCGGCGGCAGCGTGGGTGGACTTCGCGCCGGGGCGGGAGGCCATGAGCACCGTGGCCTTGAGGATCTTCTCAGGGCCGCCGCCTTGTCCCTTGAACCAGCCCTTCTTGAGCATGGTGTCGGCCCATTGGCGTGCCGCGCTCTCGGTTGCGAAGAGCAGGTCGTCCTGCATCGTGACGGGCGGGCCGCCGAGGTACTGATCCTTGCCAAGCTGCCGGGTGTAGGCCACGCGCCACTTGTATCCGGCCTTGCGCTGGACGTCCGTCAGATCCATCTTCGCCTTCGCGCCGGGGCGGGAGTTCAAAACTGCGGAGATTTGCGAAACGGCGTCCGCAGCCTCCAGCCAGTCCTGCTCCTTCAGGTCGCGGGCGCGCACGCGCTTCAGCCAGTTTTCGGCGTCCATGCGGGAGGACGCATCGCTGACCCGGCGGGCCTCGTCGCGCAGGTACTCCAGGTCTTGCACGACCTTGCGGCGGTTGACGGCCATCTTGGCCTTGACGCCCGGTCGCATCGCACGTCGCTTCGCGGGGGCGGAAGCACCGACGCTTCGGCTTACCCGCTCCAGCATGGCCTTGACGTTGGGATGCGACCAGTTGACGTCGCCGCCTGCCCAGATAAACATCTCGTTGGGCACGTCGTCGCGGACGGCCGTTTCCATGTTGTAGGCCGAGCGCAGCAGGGTTGCCTTGTCCCCGCGCTGTGCATATTCCAGCGCGTTCTCGAGGCTCCCAGCGTCGTCCCCGTACATCTGCCGCATGCCCGGATCACGCTCCTGTGCCGCATAGGCCAGCCGCTGCTTGATCGCCTTCTTCAGCTCGTTCATCGCGGCGGCCGAAGGCCTGCCCTGCTTCCTGATGAAGTCGACGGCAGCGCGGTACTGGCTGGGGACGTCGCCCCAGATGCCGAACTTGGCCTTCGCCAGCGGTTCCGCGAGGATGCCCAGCCGCGCCTTGATCTCGTTCCGGGTGCTCATGCCGCCCATCGTAGCGTTCCTCCTTGTGGTCTACGCATTCACGAAGCCGGGATCGGGGATCTCGCGGCGGTCGATCACGCCCTGCCGCGCGCCGTTGTGCGCCCTGATCGCCTGGTAGTCGAGCGTCCCGTTCGGCAGCGTCCAGCCGTTGTCCATCGCGTCAGAGGCCGACACCGGGATCAGCGCGCAGCGGCAGTTGAAGCCGCAGGGCGGGGTGATCCCCATGCGGTCGAAGTCTGCCATCGTCCCCACGTAGCCGTCAAGCGCCCGGTGCGCCGGCCGCGTGCGGTTGTCCCGCGTGGCGCTGTACTCAACCAGCGGGACGAACGCCTGCACGCGCTCGTCGCGCAGCACCTCGGCAGCACCCTCCGTGGCTGCCCGGTTCGTGTTCGTCCTGAGCACGGTCTCCAGGCGCGCGCTCGAGAGCTCGACCCCCAGGCGCACCTGCGCCGTGGTGACGAAGTCCCCGAGGTTCATCGCCTTGATCTCCTTGCCCACCACGCTCTTGCCGGGGCGCTCCTCGATCACCCGGGCGATCAGCTCCTGCACCTTGGCCGTCTGGCCGGGGCTGAGGGCTGTCACGAAGAACGTATCGCTTACGATCCGTTTCACGGCCGAGATGCCGCCCGTGGCGTTTGGGCACGACAGGACGCCGCGTAACAGGCCGTCCAGCAAGGGGCTGCGCTTGCGGAGGTCGATCAGGGCGTTCTGGCGCTCGTGGTCCCCAACCTCGCGGGCGCTGCGGCGGGCGGCCTCGACGAGCACCTCCCAGTCCTTGCGGCTGATGGGGACGCGGCGGCGGAACCAGTCGGCGATGGGTTTCATGGCCTCCCCGCCGAAGCCGTCGAGCTTCAGGGCGGGCAGGGCGGCGAAGGTGACGGCGTCCCCGTCCTCGAGCATCCCCTCGACGGCCTTGTCGGGGATGCGGGCCTTGG